TTTCTTCCTCCACGTTCCAGTAAGTCTGTCATCTGTTCCAAGTTGTTTCCTGCATGGTACATAGGCAGAAACCCTGAACATGAACTTCTCACCATATCTCATAGTGATCAACTGGCAAGTGACTTTGGTAGATCAGTAAGGGACATAGTAAATACAGAAGAGTTCTCAAAGGTATTCAAGGGTGTGGCATTGAGGAGTGATGTCAGGGCTGCTGGTAAGTGGAAGACAAACCAGAATGGTACTTACTATGCTGCCGGGGTAAGATCACAGATTGCTGGACGTGGCGCACATGTAGCTATACTTGATGATGCCATGTCTGAGGAAGATGCGATCTCCAGTGCAGGTAGAAGGTTTATCAAAGAGTGGTATCCTGCTGGACTCAGAACACGTATCATGCCAGATGGTGCCATTGTCATAATCAATACAAGGTATCACTATGATGATCTCTGCGGCTGGCTACTAAAGCAGCAGGAGAATATGTCAGACTATGAAACTATACCATGGGAGGTGGTGAAGATACCTGCATGGTTAGACGAGGACGCAGCAGAACTACTTGACCTACCTGTAGGGGGTAGCTACTTCCCACAGTGGAAACCGGATCGGGTACTGCGAATGGACGAAAGTGAGATCAAGGCAAGTAATGGAAGCAGGTACTGGAACTCACTATACATGCAAGACCCCACACCTGAAGAGGGCGGTCTTATAAAGAAAAGGTGGATACAGGATTGGGACTATGAAGACCCGCCTAACTGTGAATTTGTCATACAAACTCTTGATACTGCCTTCTCTACTTCTACCACCGCTGACTACAGTGTCATACAAACATGGGGCATATTCTACATGTATGACCAAGATGATAAGGGCAGGGAGGACTTTGCAGCCCACCTGATACTTCTTGGCAACATCAAGGGCCGCTTTGAGTATCCAGAACTTCGGCGGCTGGCGCAGAAACTATACAATGAACATAGACCTGATGTCTGCATGGTAGAGAAAAAAGCATCTGGTCAATCGCTCATACAGGATATGCGACGGGCGGGACTCCCGGTAATGGAATATAATCCTGACAGGGATAAGGTATCCAGAGTTTACGCAGCCAGCCCCATCATGGAAGCGGGTAGGTTATGGATACCCAAGAGTAAGAAGTGGGCAGACGATCTCATTGAAGAACTTATACGTTTTCCCAATGCAGCGCATGATGACCAAGTAGATGCCCTCACTATGGCAGTACACTATATGAAAGAATCGTGGCACCTCTCCCATCCCGAAGACCCCGAAGAAGAAGAGGATCGGGTAAGCAGGGGCAGGGCAACATACTGGAATGTCTAACAGAGGCAGTTAAAGCTGCATAAAAGATTTGGGCTTTACCAGTTTGTATGCTATAATTAATGCAGGGAACAAATTTTGAATAGGGAAATAAATGGCTACTGAAAGAAATCCATACGATATGATGCCAGAAGAAGTTGGCGATGTTGTTGCTATGCCCATAGAAGAAGAGGCCAACGCAACCTTTGAGGTTGATCCTTCAGATGGTGGTGTTATTGTTGACTTTTCTGAAGAAGCTGTGGGTATGGAAGCATCAGAAGATATTGCTGAATGGTTCGGTGATATGTCTGAACTTCTTGAAGAAGACGAACTGAATGATATTGCCAACGATGTCATTGAAAACTATCAGTCTGATAAAGATTCCCGTGCTGAGTGGGAGTCCATGTTTGAGAGCGGCTTTGATCTTCTTGGTCTTAAACTGGAGCAGGGTTCTGAACCTTTTGAGGGTGCATGTACCGCCGTACATCCTCTCCTGATTGAATCAGCAGTCAAGTTCCAATCCAAGGCTTCCGGTGAGCTATTCCCATCAAGCGGTCCTGTCAAGGCACAGATACTTGGCAAGTCAAACGCAGAAAAAGAATTACAGGCTAACAGAGTTCAGAACTTTATGAACTATCAGGTAACGGAGCAGATGCCCGAATACTTTGATGAGTTTGAAAGAATGCTGTTCCATCTTCCGATTATTGGATCGGCTTTTAAGAAGCTGTACTATGACGCAACAACCAAGCGTCCTCGCTCTGAGTTTATTCCTATTGATCAGTTCTATGTATCATACTACGCAACTGATCTTGCCAATGCTGATCGTTACACACATGTAATCTATCGCAGTCCTGTTGAGATAGCACGGGATATTAATGCTGGTGTTTATCAGGACATTGATCTTCCCACACCATCAGCTAATAATATTACAACCTTTGCAGAGAAGATGGATACAATCATTGGGTTGTCTCCCTCCTCTGATAATGATCCTCAGTATGTCTTGCTGGAACAGCACTGCTATCTTGATATTGAGGGGGAAGATATTCCCCTCCCATATATTGTTACTGTTGAGAGTCAATCTCGACAGATACTAAGTATTCGTAGAAACTATGACCAAGATGATCCAAACAAAGAAAAGATAGAACACTTTGTTCATTACAGGTTTGTACCGGGTTTTGGTTTTTACGGGCTTGGTCTTATACACTTCCTTGGTAATTTGACTATGAGTGCCACTGCGGCAATGCGTTCGCTGATAGATGCAGGGCAGTTTGCAAATCTACCGGGAGGGTTTAAGGCTAAAGGAGTAAGGATGGTTGGCGACAACGAACCTATTGCTCCCGGCGAGTTCAAAGAGGTTGAGGCAACTGGTATAGATTTATCAAAGGCTATTGTTCCCCTCCCCTATAAAGAGCCTTCCTCTACTCTATTCCAGATGTTGAATTTCGTAGCTACTGCTGGACAGAAGTTTGCGGACAGCACGGAGCAGGTTATCTCCGATGCTGCCTCTTATGGACCCGTTGGAACTACCATGGCACTGCTGGAAGCAAGCAGTAAATTTTTCTCTGCAATTCACAAACGGCTTCACAAGTCCCAGAAGGATGAGTTCCGCATTCTTGCTCGTATTGACTATGACTATCTTCCTGCTGAATATCCTTATGATGTTCCATATGAAGATCGCAGCATCTTTAAGCAGGACTTTGACGGACGTGTAGATATTATTCCGGTCAGTGATCCTAACATCCCCAGCAACGCACACCGTATGATGATGGCAAACATGGCTCTGCAAATGGCACAGCAGTCTCCTCCCGGTATGTTTAATCTGGAAGAACTTAACCGGACAATCCTTAACGCTGCCAACATGCCCAATGTTGATCAGATACTCCCACCAAAGATTGAGCCTAAACCACTTGATCCTGTATCAGATATCATGGCCGCTACCAAAGGTGTACCCATTGCTGCATTCCCCGGCCAGAACCATGATGCACATATACAGATTAAGATGGCGTATCTGCAAGACCCGATGAATGGTAAGAATCCAATCATGCAACGGATTGCTCCTATACTTCAGGCTAACATTCAAGAGCATTCTATTATGAAGTATCAGGAACAGATGAATGGTATGACTGATCAGATGATGCAGGGAGTTAGCCCTGAAGAAGCACAGAATCCCGCTGTTGTTGAGATGGTCATGGCACAGGCAGCACAACAAATTCTTAATGCCAATCAGGCGATGGGTCAGGCTCAATCTCCTGAACAACAGCTTGTGTCTCTGGAACAGGCCAAGGTTGAACTTGAGAAACAGAAGCTACAATCTGATACTATGGTTCAGGCAGCAGAGATGGAACTCAAGACCAAGAAACTTAAACTTGAAGAAGCTGACCAGATCATTGATCTTATCAAGACTAATGCCGCTAACAGCATGAAGGAAGAAAAGTCACAACTTGATCGTGAAGCTAAAGAACGTATCAAGGAACTGGATATTGAAGGAAAGCTGGACCTTGAAGATTTTAAAGTAACAGCAGCAAATGAAAAAGAAGTTGCCCAGACAATTAAAGATATGTTAGAGGCAAGAATGAAAGATGACAAAGATATGGAAGAGAAAGCTCTTGAAGCTTTAACACAATTAGCAGTATCTCAAAAGGAGAATAATTATGATGACTAAAGGTAAGGGGTATCCTGAACACGTAAAGGATACTGGAAAAAGCTTTGGCGATGCCTATGCGGATGATGTTACGGGCGGTCGCAGTACCCGTTCCGTTCTAAATGAATGGGACGATTTTTCTTG